ATCTATTTTGGATTGTTGTTTCTATTGTTTCTGGCGATTGGCCTTATCGCCTATCAAGACTATACCGAGAATAAGAAATGTGAAGATGCAGGTGGTGTCTATGGCGGCCACGGCATGAGTGTGAATCCAGCAGCAATCATTGAGGTGGACTAATGAGTATGATGGGACATAATCAGCAGCAGCGTTCGGTACAGGGACTAACAGAAGAAGAACGCAAGGTCTTTCGCAAGGCAATTATGGAGTTGAACGACTCCATGACCCGTGTCGGTGCCGAGCGAGAACTACAGAAAGAGACTATCAGTGAACTAAGTGATAAACTGGATATTGATAAGAAACTCATTCGCCGAATGGCCCGCACATACTTTAAGGCAAACTTCAACTCTGAGGTTCAGGAGAACACCGACTTTGAAGAGTTTTATACCACTGTGATGGAGAAGACACAACTATGATGGCACTTATCTTTGAGTTGCTAAGTGTAGTAAACTTTATAACTGCATGTTACTATTGGATTATGGATCACGATGATATCAATCGCTGGTTGTTTCTTCTTCTAACATCTATTATAATGCAACTTAGCGCATCTCGTTATGAGGAAAATGAATGAGTGAAGACTTCCTTTGGGTAGAAAAGTATCGTCCTCACAAGATTGAGGACTGCGTTCTTCCTGACCGTATCAAACAAGCATTTCAGGAATATGTGAATAAGGGGGAGATTCCAAATCTCCTTCTTTCTGGGCCCGCTGGTTGTGGTAAGACTACCGCAGCCATGGCTATGTGTGATGAAATCGGTTGTAACTATCTTTTCATCAACTCCTCGGAAGAAAGAGGTATCGATGTTCTAAGAACAAAGGTCGTAGGTTATGCGTCGACCGTATCGCTAACTGGTGGACGTAAGGTTATCATTCTAGATGAGGCCGACGGCCTGACACCAGATACGCAAGATGCTCTTAGAGGCGTGATCGAAAAGTTTGCATCCAACTGTTCCTTCATCTTCACATGTAACTTCAAGGCAAAGATCAAAGACGCTATTCATTCTAGATGCTCCGTCGTTGACTTTACCTTGAAGTCTACTGAAAAGCCTTCTATGGCCGCCAAGATGTTTAAGCGTATTGAACAGATTCTAAAAATCGAGAGTGTAGAATATGATAAACAAGTCCTCGCCAAAGTTGTTGAAAAGCATTTCCCAGACTATCGTAGAACTCTTAATGAACTACAACGGTATTCTGTTTCTGGAAGCATTGATGCTGGCCTTGCTGCTCAACTTGACAGCATTCGCGGACTAAACGACCTTATAAAGTCTATCAAAGATAAAGACTTTAGTGCTATGCGTAAGTGGGTTGTGCTAAACTCTGATGTGGACACCTCTCGCATCTATCGTAACATCTATGACGGACTATGTGAGTTTCTTAAACCAGAGTCCATTCCTGCCGCAGTTGTCACTCTCGCCAAGTATCAGTATCAGTCTGCCTTTGTCGCCGATCAGGAGTTGAACCTAGTTGCTTGTTTGACGGAGTTGATGGTAGAATGTGAGGTAAAATAATGGCCGATCTTTTCAAAGACATTATTCCATCTATTCTACAAAACAAGAAGAATGTTCTTGAAAATGAAAAAGACTATAACGCCTATGTGATAAACAAGGCGTTATCTTTTCATTATGATTGTATAATGCAAGCCAATGAGATGAATAGGTTTCCATCTTTGCCGGTCATCCTACAATACCAGTTTTTGCTAAATAGTATCCGTGGATATAAACGTCCATTTAAACCATGGCAAAAACGTGAGACCATTGAGAACCTAGAAACAGTCAAGGAGTATTATAACTACTCTAACGAAAAGGCCAAAGAGGTTCTGGTTTTACTGAATGCCGACCAGATAGAAGAATTAAAAAGAAAACTTAATAAAGGTGGCACAAATGACAGTAGACCTAAACGAGTTCGTGGAGGTAAAACTCCCTGACCCTCAGGCCTTCTTGAAGGTTAAAGAAACGCTGACACGTATTGGTGTTGCATCTAAGAAAGATAAGACACTATACCAATCATGTCATATTCTGCATAAACAAGGACATTATTATCTTGTGCATTTTAAAGAAATGTTTATGCTTGATGGTAAACAAACAGACTTTTCCGAAGAAGATCGTGGTCGACGCAATACTATTGCTAACCTATTATCGGAGTGGGGTCTTGTTACCCTAATAGATCCAGGTAAAAGTTCCGAACCACTAACACCTCTAAATAGAATAAAGATTATATCATACTCTGAAAAGGCGGAATGGAATCTGGTTGCCAAGTATTCTTTAGGTAAAAAGAGATACAGTCCGGACGAATAATATGGAGATTATATTATGACAAGTTTGAAAATGTGGAGAACCCACCCATCTAATCAGTTACCGAAGAAACAGACCGAAGGATCGGCTTGTTTTGATCTCATGTTCCAAGGCCATGGAAAACATGAGTATAAAGGGTTTACTCGTATGAATAAACCTTTTACCAGGGTTATGAATAATCAAATTGTCATTCAACCTGGTGACCGTATTATGGCACCTACTGGACTTATCATGGACATCCCTAACGGTTACTCCGTGCGCGTCCATGCACGGTCTGGACTTTCATTGAAGCAAGGCCTTGTCCTTGCCAATGCGGAAGGTGTCATTGATTCAGATTATGTTGAAGAGATTATGGTTCTTCTGCATAACATTTCCGAAAACTCACTAACAATACATACAGGTGACCGTATCGCCCAGGCGGAACTTATCCGTGACCTTGATTATGACATCGAGGAATCAGTAGTTCGGCCAGGTGTAAAGACTACACGTATTGGTGGTATGGGTTCAACTGGTGTCAGTGTTAGTGCAGACACTATTAAGATTACTGTTGCTGTACCAAAACCTGCTATTCCAGAATCCGAGAAACGTAGTAAAGGAAGACCAAAGAAAAATGTTTCCACTTCATAGATTACTAGATCCACGATTATGTGGTGCCATAACGCAAGGTATGGGATTAAATACATCAGTATTTGCTAATGGTATATTAGCTGCTGTTATGGGTGATCCTGATACTCATGGCGGAGGAGGTGCCGCTGATGCTTTATCCGCTGCTGCTGGACTTAGTGGGTTAAACAACCTTAGTGGATTAAGTATGTTAGGTCAAATGACAGGCATTGGTAATCTTAGTGCTTTGGGTAATTTAAATGGTTTGCAAGGTTTAAGTTCATTAACTAATCTATCAGGATTTGGTGGTTTTAATAATATATTACAAAATGTAGGAACCAATATTCCAGGCCTAATGACCTCCATGAGTGGTATTGGTATGTCTATGAGTTCAATAGGTGATGTTGGAGGTATAACTTCCACATTATCGAGTATTAGTGGTGTATCATCATCGTCTTTAATAAGCAGTGGATTCAGTGGACTCAGTAGTATGTCTGGTTTAAGTGGTATTGCTAATATTGGTAATTTAGGTAATTATATGAATATGGCCCAAGGCATAACAGGCCTTGGTGGTAGTTTAAGTAGTATGTCAAATGCTATGAATGTCGGCGCGAGTGCTATAACAGGTGCTTTAGGTGGTAGTAGTGGATTACCAGGCGCACTTTTATCATTATCAAATTCTAATGTTTTTATTCAAGGTATTCCTGCCATCGCAGCAATCAAAGATATGGGCCAAACAGATATTATGGGAATTATTCCACATATAACAGGACTTCCTATACCTATTATGGGTTCTCTTAATGTTATGCTTGGCCAAGGAAATATAATGACCGGTATTGGTATGATGCAGCAACTTGGACTTGGAAACTTTGGTGGACTACAAATAGGTGAACTTGTTAGTATAGGACAACAAGTCATGGGCCAAGTTATGTCATTCACTCAACTCGGCGGCGGATCAGCAAGCGCGCAAATAGGAAATATACCGAGCAGTGCACCTGCCTTGGGTTCCGGTACTACAGTAACAGGACAAACCTCAGGTTATTCATTCACATTTGCCAACTATATTGATAGTAGAGTATCCTCGTATGAAATCTCATTACCTGCGGTTAATATAATAACAAATGCCTTGGTTCAGGATGATGGTCAATATATAGTTATAGATGATTATTTTAATCTTTATCCAACACAGAATTTAACATTATCAGTGGTGACCGCATGACAGTATCAATAGCAAATATGTCCACAGTGTGGATGAGCAATAGCAATGTTTATAATGCCATTAGTATGTCCGTTTCTACAATGGGATATGGTGCTAATGCTAATTCAAGACTCATTAGATTTTCTGTTGATGGTAACACAATGTTTAGTGTCGATTCCTTGGGAATAATCTATCAGAGATCCAACACAGTTGCTAGTTTGCCCCCCGCGTCCTCAGTTATTCTTGGTGCGCGATCATTTGTAACTGATTCGAATACAACAACCTTTGCTGCAAGAGTATTTTCGGGAGGAAGCAATGCTGTTCCTGTTTTTAGTAACGGTACATATTGGATTGTTGGATAAAAAAACTCTTGACAAATGCACAAAGTTTACTATATAATATCAGAACGATGGACAAGAGTTCATCGTTCCTAAACTTCTCGCTTACTAAAGGAGAACTACATGACTGGTAAAATTTACTTCGATCCCTTTTCGTTTGATCTTTCAAAGAATGCTATCGGGTTTGAAACCGTATTAAAGCGTTTACAGGAAGCAAACGAATATCTACCAAAGATTCCATCTTATCCTCCATACAATATCAGGAAAGTTGATGACGAGCATTACGTCATTGAAATGGCCGTTGCAGGATTTGCACGCCATGATCTTGATATTGAACTAAAGGATGATGTTCTGACGATTACAGGTAACGTCAAGAATGCTGATGGTGAATATCTATTCAAGGGTATTGCTGACCGCGCATTTACTCGAAAGTTTACTATTGCTGATAGTGTTGTTGTAAAGAACGCGGAGTTGGCAAATGGTTTACTTAAAATTGCTCTTGAAAGGTTTATTCCAGAAGAAAAGAAGCCGAAGAAAATCGACATCTTGGATCCGTTCGGCGTTGGGGAAGCAACGAAGCAACTACTCACGGAAGGCAGCAAAGTTTGGGCTGAAGGCCTACAGAAAGTTGCTGATACGATGACGCCTAAATAAGACTGACATGGCCGAGGCCTCTGCCGCAAGGTACGCCTCGGTCCTCTTTATGAGGTTATATTATGAAACTTGTGATTGAAAAACCTGTTACGGTTATAACACCCACGATTGGTTCTCCTAAACTATTAGATGCTATTGAGTCTGTAAAGAACCAAACTTACAAGTGTAAGCATTTGATTGTTGCCGATGGATCTGATGCTTATTTCAATGTTGTAAAACTATTTCCAGAACCACCAGAACTAGATATTAATGTAACGCCAGAGAACACGGGCAAGATTGGTGGCAACTTCTATGGTCATCGCATCTATGCGGCATATCCACATCTAATCAATTCAGACTACATTCTATTTCTAGATGAAGACAACTGGTATGAACCAGATCATGTTGCATCACTAATCGAAACAATCGAGAAGAAAAATCTAGATTTCTCCTACTCACTTCGCAA